TTTTGGTTAATTACGCAAAAGTTCTTCTTCTTGAAATTTGGTATTCAAGAACTGGTCTTCCAACGTTGCCTTCCATTACAGGTTTAGCTTTTACGTTGAAACCATTATCTCTTAATTCAGAGATTCTAGCACCTGGTGATGCTATATCCAATTTGTCTTTTAAACCTTCTAAAGTGAAAGTTTTACCAGTACCCCAGTAATTTGCTAGGATTTGTTGGTTTTGCGAACCTACTCTATAGTAAGTAGAACCTTTGTTTATTGTTGCCATCATTGGGCCTCCTTTATTGAAAATAGAGCCCAAAAGAGCTCTAGTTGTTTTAAGTTTATCTTTTATAAACATAGTTACACTATATAATAAAGTGCAGATTTTGTCAAGTGTTTTGGTTAAGCACCTATTTCAGGTTTAGATTTTGGTACACTAAATTCTAGTATCTTTTTTACATTCTCTTCTGGTATACACATTATTCGATCCAAACTATCTCCAGGAAACTCTTTATATATCCTAAACATTAGTGCTCGTGAGTTCTGTTGTACATATTCAACACACTCTGTGGTATTTTGGAATTGGGGTTGTGTGAATACAAAAATATCTCTACTTCCATCTGTAATTGTTAGAGCCATTAAAGCTACTATTAATACTTTCATTTATTATGATCCCTTATACATGACCCGTTGCTCTAAAACTTTTGGATGTGTGTCTCCATCAATTAGAGATTGTGGATCTATTGTTACTTTGGCACAGGATAGATACTCTAGTCCTACCTGTTGTCCATATTTGTTTGTTCCGTGATCTATGACACCATTCATTAAACTGGCACCATAAGCATCAAAAAACTGTTCGCATTTTTCAAAACTATTAAATTTGATTTGCCAACTGTATAAATTTTCTTTTATATCTGGAGTTGCGATATAAAAAATTGTTGCTAGAAAAATGTATGCTACATTCATACTTTGACCTTACCTTCCTTTATAAGACGTTCTCTATTATTTAAGTGAGCCTGTTCAACTGCGTCTTTGTTTTGGCCATTATAGGCAACAGCATATCCTTCATCTATCATTATGCTTGTAGCAAATTTTGTGTCTATCATGAAGTCTCCTAGAATGCGTCCGAACTTTCCTTTTTTATCTTCACCAGACTTATCTATTTGAGTGTGTAAAACCTGTTTAGATCCTATGGGTAAAAGTTCTTTTAATCTTGCCTTACTAGCTAAACCAAATTTCTTTTCTACCTTATCTCTAGTTCTTGATTCTGGTGTATCAATTCCCATAATGCGGACTCTTTCTTTATGCATCCACATACCAAATCCCAGATCGATATCCACGTCAACCGTATCTCCATCGACTACTCGTAATATTTTACATTTATATTCATACATTCTTATCTCCCTTGTCCGCGATATACTTTATAGCTTCTGCGTTTACTCTTATTCATAGAGCTAGTCTTAGTCATGGATTTCTTGTTACCAATGCTGGTTTTCTTTTTAGTAGTTTCATGAATCGACGTAGTGAACATCTTTGCCATTGTATTCCTCCATATTATATACGTATATTTATTAAATACATATAAATAAACCCAAAAGGAAATACTATGTCCAAAAAACGTATATTTAAATTCACTGATGGGGAAGAAATCAAAGAAGTCACAGCTCTTGGTTGGAAGAAGGCTGTTAAGTCATTCCAAGGAGGAGCCAAAGCTACTGAAACTGTTGTAAGTTGGATCGGTAAAAAAGGTAAAGATATGACTAAAAAGATAAAATTACCATTAGGAAGATCTAAAAAGATAGGAAAGTAATATGGCTGGCATAAAGCAAAGAGGAGTGATATCCGTTAATCATAAAAAGACAGCAATGAGAAACGGTGAAGCTATAGAAGTAAAGCCAGTGAGATATTACGGACCTGGAGCCAACGGTAGAATGTGTGGTGCTTATTCTGATACAGGTGAAATGATAGTAGGTAAGGACGGTATTCCTAAATCTTATAGGAGCATCTAGTGAGTCTTGGACTTAGAAAGTTCATTGTCCGAATGAGAATGTGGTACGCGGACATACGTGGCCATCATGGCAAAAGATGGAATTACGAACCATCTGAGCATTACATGGGCATGAATAAAAAAAACAAATTATGAGAACCTGTTTCTAACAGTTTCTATGAATAAATGAACGTGTTCTTCTGGAGTGTCCTTATCAATACCATGTCCCAATCCACAAACCCAACCTTTGGTGTCAATTTTTGATTTTCTAATATCATCACAGTATCTTTCTATTTCATACATAAATTTATACTTTGGTAGTAACATTTTTTGTTCATCAAAGTTACCCTGAACAAAACCTTTGTCTACAGTTTTCAAACACTCTACTATATCAATCTTACTATCTACGCCTATGCCACCCCAGTCTCCTTCTACTACTTTATTGATACATTTTCTGGGCAAGTTTCTGCTATAGTAAGCAGTTTGTGGCATGGCCAAAGACATCAATAAAGGAGAATATTTTGAATCAAAAAATTTCGTCGACATGTTTTGAAGTCCGCTATCGAAAATCATAACCTTTTCGGCACCGGCATTTATTTGTAATTCAATGTTTCTTTTAAGTAACGGAATAAGTGTAGACTTCATGTAATCTAATTTAAACTTGTCTGTTGCTTTTGCTGTTCCACAAGCATAGTTCATTAATGTCCAAGGCCCACCTACAAATCCAATCAAACTTTTTCTCTTAGGTAAGATTGCTCTAGTTGTAATTAATGCGTCTCTTTGAAAGGACAAGAATTCTATTGCTTTATCAACATCTCGTAGTTGCTTTACATTATCTTTGGTAAGATTAAATTGAAACTTAGGTCCAGGATCAAATCTCAGAGGTAATCCTAATCCTTCTAAAGGAAATAATATATCAGAGAATAATATTGATACATCATAATCAAATTCCTTAATAGGACCCAATGCCACTTCTGCGGCTAGTTCCGGAGTTTTACATAATAATTCAAATGTGTTTACTTTTTTTAGATCTCTATAATGCGAGTGGTATCTACCTGCTTGTCGCATAAACCAAATAGGAGGAACTTTTTGGCTCTTCCTATTACAGGCATTTTCAAATTTTTTATTCACTTTAACTGTTTACCTACTTCCTCACCTAATAATTTATACTCTAACAATTTACTAGTTGACTCAAATTGTTTTCCTGTATTATAATTTATTGCTTTTAAATTTATACAGTCGCCAACTAGAGTAGAAATAGCACCTACAGCAGTATGGCAGTCACCGTCTATTTCTTGTAACATAGCACGTTCGGCCATAACAGAATAGTATGTATTCCAGTGATTATTTAGTTTCGCAACCTCACCATGTGATGATCCTTTTCTAGTTTGTATTGCTACCACTCCTTGACCAACACACGGCAACATCTTATCAAATGGAAATATTTTTTTAATCTTATGTTGTAATCCTAAAGTTTCTAGTCCAGCCACTGCTAAAATTATGGCATCATATTCTCCCTGCTCCAACTTACGTATCCTAGTGTCAATGTTACCTCTAATTGGCTTTACATCAAAGTCTACATTAAAGTTTTGCTGTAGTTGTGCTATACGTCTAGGACTACCTGTGCCTATTTTAGCTTTAGGAAACAATGTTCCTATATAACAATCTCTTGGATCATTACGTTTTAATACTGCTGATATTTCTAATCTCGAATCCATTACCGCAGGAAGGTCTTTAAAAGAATGTACGGCAACATCTATTTTTTCATCTATTAATTGCTGTTCAATAGCTGAAACAAAAACACCCTTGCCACCTATATCCTGTATGCTTTTGTTTTCAAAGATATCACCGTCTGTTTTAATTGTAATTAGATTAGATTCAAAACTGCTAAAACATTGTGCTTCTACTTGTTTAGCATATTCAATTGCTAGTTTGCTACCTCTTACACCAATGTTCATACTAGCTCTCCATAAAAAAGCAACTTTTCTGTTGCTAGGTAAGTTGCCAACCCCGAGCGATTAAGCCGCTAAGGCGAAATCCTCATTCACGTACTTTCTCGCGTTAGAAAAATCTACGAAAGAAAACACGTTAGATGCATTATCGTTTGCATTTATAACGTTTGTTCGCGTTAACCGAGCTTACATCCGGACAACTCCACTCTTCTACTAATCCGTCAGTCGATCCTATTTCAGGCCCATCATAAAGACACTGAACCAACTGGCTTACAAATGTATTCTACTGTATCCCAATCACCATCTGCTGGCATTGTTTCATAGTATTTCAATACATTGTAACATTCTACCTTGGACTCAAACCTTTGTACGTCTTGCTCTAGGCAGGTCGAACCTAAACAAACCGTAAGTAGAATATGCCAAATCACTTCCATATCAATGTCCTTATGGTGGACCTGCTGGGTACTGCCCCCAGGTCCTGTCCAGCGTTTGAATTGCTTCAACGTTGCAGTATTATTTATAGCATCTTATAATAGATTTGTCAAGAGAAGAACGTAAAGAAAATAACAAGAATAATGTGCTATTTGATCAAAACCTTGTACTATCCAGAATGTTCTTGTGTTAGGCACTACACCAAAACGTCTTACATATATTGTTTTGATATAGTCTATAAGAAAATGAAGCACGTAATCTAACATTGCGATTACAACTGAATTTTGAAAGGAGGTAAAGAATAACAGGACTATAAACGTTAGGAGACCATGATCTCCTGCGTGTATGTAACCCTTTGAACTTTTAAGATTGCTTTTATCTCCAGAAGTAAGTCTACTCTGTAGCACCAGATCAGCTAGGGCATGTTTAACCACTAACATGAATAACAACATGGCTTCCGCCATCTAACTCTCCTACTCTGGAATGTGAACTACTTTTATATCGACTGCTACTGGTTTGCTATTATGGTCTGAAAGTTCGTATTCAACAATCATGCCTTCTTTGACTTTTTTAATGCCTGATTTTCTAAATTCAGACACGTGAACAAAGAGGTCTTTCTGGCCTTCTTCTCTCGAAATAAAGCCATATCCCTTGACATGGTTGTACCATTTTAGCTTACCTTGTTGTGCCATAGTTTGCCCTTCTAAGATTAAGGAGGATTTCTCCTCCTTAACATATTTATTTACATATTATTCTTTTTTTCTTGGATCTCAGCTCTTCGAGCTTTTGCCAATTTGCCCATTTCGCCTAGAGCTTTTCTAGCTCTTGCCGCCGCGGCCTTTACACCTTTGGTATCAAAAGACTCTGACTCAGCCAAGTATGCTTCGTAATGAGCTTTAATTTGTTCGTGTATATCTGACATATTATCTCCTTTAGTTGACTACTTTAAGTCCTGTCGTTGATTCTACATATTGCTTAGAGGTTGTTGGACTTGTCTTCGCAATGAATACAATGTTAGCTAAATTGATAAGCATTTCAGTATCCATGCTGACTGTCAAAGCATAAGGAACCATTCCAATTCCTTTCTCTGTCATGGTCAATACCATGGGTTTTCTAACCTTTATAGAATCATCTTTTACTTCTGTGACTCTGGCTACTACTTCTTCACCGGCCCCAGTTTTAAACGTAACGGTATCTCCAATACCGTATGGTTTTTCAATTAACATTAGCCTACTGACGCTCCTGTTCCATTGAAGCCTGTGTCTTCAATATATTTCAACAATGCTTCATATCCTCCTATATAAGTATCACTTATAAAGATCTGTGGTGCCGTTCTTGGCTGTGCTAATCCTTTTTCTTCGAAAATGGTAAACAATTCTTGGGGTTGAATATCAGATCCTATAAGTTTTTCTTCATATTCTACGCCCAATCTCTTTAATTCTGCCTTTGCCTTTATACAGCTCGGACAGTGCATTTTACTGTAAACAGTTGCTTTCATCATAGTTTGAAACCTTTTAGTACGTCCTTGTCCACATCTTGTTTTATGCCTCCAATTATATAACTTTCTACTTCTGTCTCTTGTGGTGCGACTTGAAGCCCTGAGCTTGAAAGCCAATGTTGTGTCCAAGGCAATGGGTTATTGTTAAGTGGACGATCATAAATGGTTTTGTATCCTAATGCTTTGAGTCTTTTGTTAGCAATAAACTCTACGTAATGATGTAATAGTTCCTCATTCAAACCAATGATTGCGCCATCTTTGAAAAGATAGTTCGCCCAGGCCTTTTCTTCATCAACACAAGTTTTCCACATCTCATAAACTTCTTCTTCGCATTCACGAGCAATTTTTTGCATATCTGGATCATCATTACCTTTGATCCAATTCTTAAGTACGTGTGTTGATAAATTCAAATGTGTTGCTTCATCTCTAGCAACCAATGAAACAATTTTAGCTGACCCTTCCATATTTTTTGATTCAGCAAAAGAAAATGTACAAGCGAATGATACATAGAAACGTAATCCTTCTAGTATGTTTACATTCATCATCGCTAGGAAAAGTTTTTTCTTAACATCATACATATTTCCTTGCTTACGATGGAACCAATCATCTGCCGCCAAAGTAAATGAATCATAGTTTTTAGTGACAGACTGTGCCCGTTTTAAAATTTCTTTATCATCTAATATAGTATCAAATACTTCACTTGGATCTGAATATACATTTTTGATAATGTGTGTATAAGAACGTGAATGTATAGTTTCAAAGAAGTCCCAAGTAACAATACAACCTTCAAGTTCTGGTAAAGAAACGTATGGTAAAAAAGCCAAGCTAGGGCCTCTTCCTTGTACACTATCTAATAAAGTTTGATATTTAAGGTTAGCTGTAAAGATATGTTTTTGCTCTGGTCTAAAGTTAGCGAAGTCTGCTCTATCTTTTTGTAACGAAACTTCTTCAGGTCTCCAAAAGTAACCCAACATAGTTTGATTAAGTTTATCAAACTCTGGGAATTTGAATACATCATATCTTTGTGTGTTTTGATCCGGACCAAAGAACATCGTGCTCTTTGTGAAATCCACTTTTTCTTTATTAAATACTGTTTTTGCCATTTTTATTTCCTCTTCTATGAGTATTATACTATAAAATAGTTGATGTGTCAACTATTAAATAGCACAAGCCTCGCAATATTCCTCATACTCGTCATCGGTACCGTTAAATTCTTCTCTTGTGACTGGATCTTCTTTAACATTATCGTGCCAGCCCAAAGGATGTTGTGGTTCTTCTACATCACCATCAGTTTTATAATCATAAGTGTTTTGATAGTAAGAAGTCTTCCAACCGTACTTGTATGTATTTAACAAGTCTTTGAGCATTATGCTCATTGGCACTTCATTATTATCAAAGTGTGTAGGGTTATAACTCCAGTTTCCTGAAATAGCTTGATCAAAAAACTTCTGCATAACTGCTACTATGTTAATATATCCATCATTGCTTGGCATATCCCATAACAATGTATAGTTATTCTTTAACGTCGTATACTGCGGAACAATCTGCTTAAGAGGCCCTTTTTTGCTCTTTTTAACGGACAAGAATCCTCTAGGTGGTTCGATTCCGTTTGTTGCGTTCGACACAATGGAACTGCTCTCCGAAGGCATCTGTGCGGACAATGTGCTGTGCCGTAAACCGTGCTCTCCAATGTCCTTGCGAAGACTATCCCAATCATATTTTAGTGTAATTGAACAAACTTCGTCCAGTTCCTTTTTGTATGTATCAATTGGTAGTATACCATCACTATATTTAGTGCGATCGTAGTAATCACATTTGCCTTTTTCTTGTGCTAATTTATTACTTGCTGTTAGCAAATAATATTGAAATGCTTCTGTAAGTTCATGAACTTTTGTCAATGCTTTTTTATCAGAATATTTACAACCATGCTTTGCTAGATAGTGTGCTAATCCAATGTATCCTACACCAAGACTTCTTCTAGCTTTTGTAGATATTTCTGCGGCTTTGACTGGATACTTTTGATAATCAATTATTTCATCCAAAGCTCTAACTGCCAAATCACAAAGATCCTCCATGTCATCTAAATCTTTGATTACACCTACATTTATTGCGGACAATATACATAAAGCTATTTCACCTTGCTCATCGTCAATGTGTTGTAAAGGTTTTGTTGGAAGTGTAATCTCTTGGCAAAGATTGCTCATGTAAACAGTATCTTTAAATGAACTATGGTTGTTAGCATGGTCAACGTTCATGATATAAATTCTTCCTGTTTCAGCACGTTCTTTAACCAATGCTGAAAACAGATCCATAGCACTGATCTTTTTCTTTTTTATTTTTGTATTTTTTTCGTATTTCTCATACAAAATTTTAAATTCATCAGCATCACCAAAGTATGCTTCATACAAACCTGGTACATCGTGTGGCGAGAAAAGAGTAATGTCGCCCTGATTAAGCAATCTCTCATACATTGTTTTATTAAGCTGAATAGAATAATCTAACTTACGTACTCTATTATCTTCAGTACCTTTGTTGTTTTTAAGTACAAGGATGTCTTCTATTTCCTGATGCCAAAACGGGAAGTGTGTAGTAGCACTTCCGCCACGTACACCATTTTGTGTACAACATCTTACAGTGGCTTCAAACTTTTTAAGAAACGGAACAACTCCTGTGTGTGCCACTTCTCCACCTCTTATCTTTGAATTGATTCCTCTGATTCGTCCTGCGTTGATACCAATGCCTGCTCTTTGTGCCGTGTATCTACCAATCGACATATCACTTGCGAAGATACTATCAAGGGTATCGTCACTGTCAACAAGGACACACGAAGCAAACTGTCTAATAGGCGTTCTGACACCGGCCATGACTGGCGTTGGGATATTAATTTTAAAAAGTGAGGTCGCGTCATAATATCTCCTTACATAATGTAACCTATCCTCCTTAGGATACCTAGCAAATAATGTAGCGGCAATCATGATATACATGTGTTGCGGTGATTCATATATCTCAGATGAACTTCTATCCTGACACAAATACTTGTCAACAATTTGTCTCAAGCCAGCATAGGTAAAGTTTTCATCTCTATTATGATGGATATATTTTTCCATCTTGTCAAATTCTTCTTCAGTATACATATCAAGGATAGCCGAGTCGTATACTTTTCTTTCTATATTTCTTTTTACCATCTCATGCAATGTTATCTTTTCGAATCCACCAAACACATCTTTGTAAATTCCGTACAACAATAACCTTGCCGCGGCATATTGATAGTTTGGATTTTCTAGAGTAATAAGATCGTTTGCTGATCTAATCAATAAATCTTGTATTTCTCTTGATGTCATTCCGTCAGCAAATTGAATACCTGCGTTCATTTGTATTAAACTGCTTGATACTCCTGCCAATCCTTCGCAGGCAAAATTTACTACCTTGTGAATCTTCTGTATATCTAACGGTACTCTGCTTCCGTCTCGCTTTTTGATATGTATATCTTCCTTCATTACACTTCCTTCATAATAAAAAATATTTAGTGGAGCGGTGGCAACTTGTATATCTTTTGTGAGACAACATGTTTTGGAAGTTCATCAACAGTAATTGCTTCGTTGTAGTATCCCAAAATTATTCCTCTGTCTAGATATACAAGGTACACCAAATTGTCTTTTTGTGTATCCTTACTGATATGTATCTCAATGTTAGCACTACTAAACCTATCGGTTAACTGTAAAGTATATGCCATAAGTTGTGCGATTTCATACTCAGTAAATTCATCTTTCTCAATCAGGTGCCAAGGTTCTATCTTCGCCTTTGGATCCCAAGCATTGGTTTTCTTAGCAGAAACATGTAGCTTGTTACAATACTGTACCAATACATCAAACGGTCTTGGATGATTTTCTAATTTGTTTCTTAGATTTTTCCAGACTTTTATTTTATCTTCTAACTTGTTACCTAGCATTTATCCCAATACTTTGATCTTAAAAGTGAATCTTCCTGTATCATTTACAACAGAGTTTAACACAGAAACCACTATCGTGTCAACCGAAGATATGCCATCTGTGTTTACCAAACTAGCTTGAAACTTCATAGCAGTTTCGTAATTGCTATCCCCTTGGTAATCGTAATCATCTATAAAATTAACAGAGCTTGTTGATTGATCTAATTGGAAAGTCATTTTTCCACTGCGTTGTGCGTTTACCAAAGAGCTGTTATAAAAATAATCCACTTCATAAGTTCTAGAATAGTCGCCTGGTAGCCTGAAAAAGTATGTGTAGCTTGAAGTTTCTGATACTTCTAAATTATGAAATCCGCCTAATGTTGAGTTAACATAACCTTTGATTTCAGAAATATAAGGTTTATTTGTAATATAAGTCTGTCCATAGGAAAGTTCTGCTGTTCTTGTAAACGAATCTTCTACTGAAGAATTTCCAGGAACAACAAAATCTATAACACTATATTGAGCGTTGCCTTCTGTGCCTCCAACATTACCCACGCTTTCAAAATTGTTATGGGTACTGAAATTGTTTGAGCCATTTTGTATAGCAATGGCTTCTCTATCTATATTTTTAAATTCACTAAATCCAAATTTGTTTTTACTTGGACCTGTCGTTTGTCCTTGCGAACCAAGTGTAGTATTTTGTCCAAACTGTACACCTTGTCCTAGATTTGTAAAGTAACAACAATGAAAGTGGTTATTGTAAACATCATCATCACTTACAACACCAACACTCATTCCATTTACACTTACATGATCAAATTTGTTTTCTTGGGTACATACTACATTACTCAATGAACTTAATTCTAGTCCTGCGTTTGCTCTAGTAATTGCTGTCCCTGTAGTCCAAGGTCCTGTAATTCTTATGTTTTCAAAGTTACTCATCTTACAACTCTGTAATTTAAGTACAGGTTGTGTAGTCTGTGTTGTTGCTACTGTAAAGTCCTTCATAACAATTTGTCTTGGCTGATTAATTGTTGTGCTTGAACTATCATTGGCATAGTTTCCAGGCGTACTTGACTCATTTACAGTTTGGAATACAACAACGTTGTTAGTAACATTAAATTTTGTTTTATCCTTGCCTGCTCCTACAATACTCGCAAATGGTGGAATGTATATTGTAGACGTAATTTTGTATGTACCTGGAGGAAAATACAATACGGCTCTACTTTCTTCAGTGCCTTTGGTAGAGCTATTAATATATAATTGATCTATAGCACGTTGTATTGCCACAGTTTGATCTGAACCATCACCTGCGGCACCAAATGATTTAATAGATACCTGCTCGTCTAATCTTTGTTGTAAAGTTCTTTTAACTGGTGATGTAGAAGTAATACCTGTTTGTACAGTTTGTCCTCCTAAATATGTGTATGTGTTAGCTAATGTAAAAAGATCATCATGCTCTGTAATTATTTTTGTGTTACCTACTGCTGGTGATCCTTCAGCAACTGATCCATTTCCTATGTATAGTTCTCTTGAATCTACTGCCCAACCAAACTCACCGCCAGATAGCTGAGGTACACCCGAACCTTGATTCTTTTGTCCTCTTCTTACTTGTATTCTGGATATCTGTACGACTGCCACTGTATACTCCTTAATTCAATAGTATTTATGCGTATTTGTCGTAATACTCATAAACCCTATCCCACCATTTAGACTCCCATTTAGCAAAGTCTTCTGGTAACAAATCAAATTGCTGGTACTGTAAGTCTCTAGAACACATGAATACATGTCCTTCCTTAATGTTTGTATTGTACAGCTCATTATGTGCCAGGGCGTATGCTGTTAGTTGAAGATAGTAATCCTCAACCCACTCTTCTTTTTTAGGTTTGTTCGTTTGTTTGAAATCCATTATTGCTGGTTGTCCTTTGTACGTTCCAACTAAATCTGTTGTGCCAGCATAAATCTTTGGATGATACAGTTGTACTTCACTACCCCATACCTCTACATGATCCATTACCTTATCTTTAATTTGCTGTGCCATGCTATGTGCCTGTCTAGCATATGGATTAGATCCTGGTTCTTTCCAGTCTCCGGATTCAACATAATCTTCTAGATACTTGTGCATTCTAGTACCAACTCCAGATGCTTCTGTTACAACTTCTTTTGCCTTCTGTTCACCTACTCTTTTGCGCCATGCTATAAGGTGTGTCTTATCTTTAGTGGCATCAAGTATTGTTGTTACACTAGCGACGGCATTGCCATCTGGACAAGCATAGAGTCTTTTACCTTCAACACTTTTCTTCTTTATTTCTTTGTAATCATATTTGCTTTTAATTAATGTCATGCTAACACCCAGTTGTAAATTGCTCTAAGAGCTAGACAGAGATAACAGAACTCCATTAATGCTCTTGGAATATCACCATCTCTTATTCCCATGTATACCCAAATAGAACAAGACATAGTCGCTATTGCCCAACCCATCCATTGTGTGCTGACATCAGCATTGGATAGTATAAAAGCACCAATCATAGCAAGGGCAAAACCTATCCATCTTAATCCACTTAGATCTTTGTAATATCTAATTTTCATTATCTACATCAAAATCGCTTACAAAAACTCTGCGATTATCTTCTGTGGGGTAAGTTCCGTGCCATACTCTATCATCCATAATAATAACCTGTCCTGCCTTTGGGTGAAACTTATGATCATACGTGTACCCATAAGGATTTTGTAACAATGTATACAAACAACCATTCCAACGATTATCACGTGTAGGATTTATATCATCAAAAAACATTACAGTTGATATAAAACGTTTATTAGATTGAGCAGATCTATCAGTAGAATGAAAGTGTCCAGCTTGCCAACCTCCTGGAAAATAGTTTATTGTCCAAGCTGAATTCCAGCCACTTTGATCTTTACTTTGTCTTTCTTTTATAGCAGTTACAGGTATGTTTACTTGTTTAAGTGTGTCTAGCATCCATGTCATGTATTTGGTTCGTTCTTCTGTCCATTCTTCGTTTTTTATAGGACGTTGTAATCCATTTACTGTAGCTGTTTTTTCACTTATGTCTATATCTGTAAAATCAAAAAACTTTTCTAGATCTTTATAGTCGGGATAAAAAGCCGATACTACCCAATGTTGATTTGGGACGGCATAGAATTCTATATCATTTACTTTGTTTATTAAAGCCATTTATGTTCCTACTTCTAAACATAATAAGGATCTACCGTGGAATTTGGATCATCCATTCCAGTGACTTTTTGAACTTCTGGAATGTAATGTTTCAGCATGTTTTCTACACCTAACTTCAGTGTGATACTGCTACTGGCACAACCAGAGCAGGCACCTGACAGAAGCATTAGAGCATCGCCTGTTTCCATATCAAAATCTTCTAGCTTAACTACGCCTCCATGCTGAGCCACAGCAGGTTGGATATGGTTATCCACAATATGATTTATATTTTCAATTATTTCTTCTTTTGTTCGTTCGCTCATTATATTTTCTATTAAGATACTACACTAATTTATCTTAAATGTCAAGTGTTATTTTAAAGCTGATTTTGCGGCTCGTGATGCCATTTGGTCTACAGTATCATCTTCTGGTTCTGATTGTGGTGCTTCGCCCCCTTTAAGCACCACACCATTTTCATCAAAACTTGATACCAATTCCTGTATTCTTGGATCATTATTGTACGCCTTGACGAAACTCTCTCTGTCGTAATGTTCACTGCCTGCGTTGTCTAGGAAATTATTTAGGTCGTCCCAGCTTATACTGGTTGCGCCTTCTTTGTGCTTAAGATGTAATATTTGGGTAAGATTATCTTTGACGTCTTCGCTTAATCTATAGCCTTTTTTTTTGAGTCTGCTAAGAGCAAACCTAATCTTTTACTTAATTCTACACTTTCTCGTTTGGGCCTATCCGCCTCTTCGTCTTCACCTGCCGCTGGGCCTGATGCTCCAAACTCGTCGCCTACTGGGTCTTCTGCTTCCGCTCCTGCTTCATCGTCTACTGTAGGTTCCATTTCTGGTTCCTCCGCAGGAACTTCATCGCCCATTGTTTGTGGTGCGCCTTCTCCTGTCAAAATAGCTACGCCACCTGTCAAGGAGTCTCTAGTGCTTTCCAATGAAGTAAACAATCCTTCAAGTGCCGGCTTAACCGTGTTTATAAACTCGTCGGATTTGTCAATGCCATATTCGTCTCTGATCTTGTCGCCTATTTCTAGCATAGATTCAGTCTGCATTTCTGCTGTGTCTTCCATCCAGCCTGTTACTCTATCTACCATGTCCTTTGCGGCCATAACTAGTGCTGATTGTTCCTCTGCGCCTTCAACTATTTTTTCTTCTGTTTCAGGGGTTGTGTCTGATGAGCTGTCCATTTCATCAATTGCTTGATTTATTATGTCAAGGAATAGTTTGCTTTTTTGATATGAGTCTGTGTTTACAGCTTCATAACTTTCATTTGTTTCTATTTGTGATATTTGTGTTCTAAGTTTATTACGAGCATCTTCAAGTTGCTCACGTGTGAACTTAGATACATCTATTTTTTGTCCAAATCTTTGTGCCAGATTCTCATTTAAGGATTCAAGCGTGACTGGTTTTGAAAACTCATTTATTAGCATGTTTTATTCCTTGTATTGCAACTACATATTTATTTATCAAAGATAAACTTTTCTAATTGGTCTAAACAGGACCAAGCCTTGTCAACTGCTATATCGTATTTAATCTCTGCTGTAGTTTTAGTATCTTCATTTTCAGCGTTTTTCATAGATCTTTTAGCATATAAAGCGTCATTATAGTGTTTAGATACTTGATGATCTAATGATAACACAGGATCAATGCGGTAATTCTTATCTTCAGCTAGTCCTTTTGCTATAGCAACAGCCGCAGTTTTACAAAATACTGTCTCGATATGTTTATTACATCTACAATCAAACACTCTATAACCATTGGAATGTTTACGGACAATCATATGCTTTATTCTTATACTATTACCTTTTTGATAAGGAATAGCGACTTCTTTTAATCCAGCACTAATTATTTCTTCTAGCTGTTTTACGTAAAGTGGGTTATATTTCATTAACGATTACCAATACTGATCCATCATCTTCTATTATCTTACTTACTAATGCCTTTCGGATTAGGCCATCTAATATGAATCTATCTCTCTCAGGGAAATTACGTATTGGTATTGGTTGTTTAGAGCATTTTTCTAATACTCTTTTTTCTTCATTGCTTCTTTGTATTTCGAAACTTGTTATTAGTTCGTTAATTTTCATCTTGGAATCAACGCACTCAATGCCGATTTGACAATCGGACTGTTTTTCTTAACTACAGTTTTTGGACCGTTTGGATTTTTAGGATCCGCAAAGGTAACTTCGTCTCCTTGTACCTTATCTACTTTTACTGGTTGTCCGCCTACTGGTAATTGTGCTCCTGGTTTCAACATCTTAGTTGAAGCTTGGTCTGCCATGTTACCAGCAATGTCTGCTCCTGTTTTTGCTATACCTTTTCCTACACCTTTTATAGTCTTTGCTCCTGTAGTACCAAAGCCTTTTAAAGCCTTTGCTCCACCAGTTGCGGCCTTGGTTGCCAGTTTGCCAGTTCCTTTGAGTGCCGCAGTTCCCATCTTTGTTCCTAGTCTACCAGCGGCACCTGCCGCCTTGGCAAGTCCTGTGCCTGCTAGTCTTGCTCCGGTTGCTAAAGCCGTTCCTGCTACCTTCGCCGCACCTAGTGCGCCTGCGGCTACTGCCCCCAGTGCGGGAAGTATTTCATCTAATTGTTCCTCAGTTAGATGTGGATACTTTTCTTTTAAGTATTGTCTTTCATCAATTTTGAATTCTTCTAACCTCATTACTTGACTCTTTTTGCCGCTTGTGCCACTAATTGTTTCCATTTAGCTCTTGTCATTGGGTCAGATAACACAGCCTGTAATCCTTTGATATGAGGGGCCAACTCTTGTGAAAGCATTCCAGTTATACCTTGTCCTGCTCCGATTCTTTGTGTTGCTTGTTGGAATTTAGATTGACTTTTACCACCTGCCAATCTTGAACCTTGTGCCGCTCTTTGTTGCATCGCTTTCTGTGCTAGATTGGTTGCTCCCCTAACACCTGCTTTGGCACCTTTCACAGCTAAATTTGCTACAGCCTTTCCACCTTGGACTGCTCCTCTACCTACCGTCTTTGCTACGTTGGCTACAGTTTGTCCTAGCTTTTCATCAATTTGAGCTTGTGTTAATTTTGCTTGTTCTGTTTCTATTTGTTCAAGCCTCATTTCATTCTCCTTGTTTTTTTAATAGAACGCTTCGTAGGTTTGAGTCTTGACACGTTCAATCTTTGTAACCTTTGACTTGTAGGACTTGTTCTTTTTGTAAACCTAGTCTTAACCTTAATAAGTGGACTACGTCTAGCTTTTGCCTTTTTAATACTTATCCTACTTGATACTCTTATAGGATTACTACAGGTTTGTGGTTTTGCTACGATTCTACCTTTTTTCTGTCCGCTAGTACATCTATATTTACGAACTACTTTTCCTTTTTTCCTACCAAATATTTGTACAGCACCTTCGTCAATTATCTCAGAAATAATCATTTGATCCTCCTGTTTAGTCTTTTTAGTGCTATTGATGCTGGATTTGTTCTCTTTGTTCGCTGTGCTTTTCTAACTATTCTTGCTCCAAGTCTAGCCCTTGTGCGTTTCATAGACATTCTTGCTTTCATATTAGGTGAAGCAAAGCATTGAGACATGTTGGCAACGATACGATTCTTACGACGTCCAGAAGTACATCTGTACTTTCTGACAAGTTTTTTGCCCCGTCTTCCCCAGATCTGTTTCTCGTTCAAGTCCGTAGATGTGATATCTGTCACTAGCATAACAGTATTTATATAGATTGTTTTAGTTAAATGATATTAAGAGGACTACTATAGTTGACAACAAACCAGCTACGATGGTACCGGTAGCTCCTAGAACTACCTTCATCATTGCCTTATTACCGCTGGTAATATCAGCATGAATGTGTTCAACTTTTACTTCAATCTTTTCCAAGCGTGTTTCTAAATTAATGTAACGCTGTTCGCACAAATCTACATGTGCTTCTAAGCTCTCACGCTCTAATTTTGTGGCTCTTGCCATAATCTAAATCTCCATTCCTCTTGTCTCTCGGAAGGGGCCTTTAATCTCTGCCTGATTATGTAATGTTTGCCTTGTTAAATGTTATGTTTCTTGCCTTTTTATCTTTTGCTCTAAATACATTGTTATTTATCAATATAGTCTCGTTTAGGTTAGGTATCACCGGCACTAGATCAAAATCATTTTGTAAAGTTTCAACATCAGGTACCTGTCTACCTTCATCAACCCTTGCTTCTAGGCACCACACGTTGTGGCTTCCTTTGTAATCTGAACCAAAGCCTAACTCCTTTAATTTTTTCCT